AGGGCAAAAATCTTTTATGCCTGTATAGTGCTCTCCCTTGTATATCGGAGACATAAGCGTGCGCCGGAAAGCGGGTTTTGTAGTTGGCAGTCCATACCGCCCGCCGTACTCTCCCATAACTTTGTTGATACTTCCGCAGGATGCATACATTTCAAACATCTGCCTTACATATGGTGCGTTTTCATCAGGAACAAGGTGCTTGTTCTCAATTTTGTATCCGGCTGTTGTTGCTCCGGACAGCACTTCTTTTTTGCTCAACTTGTACGCCTGCACCTGCTTTATTCTCTGGCTTGTATTTTCTGCCTCAAATTGTGCAATGCTCATCATTTGAGTAACGATCAACCGGCCTTGCGGAGTTGTGGTATCATAGATTGGTTCCCATATTGCCAACCATCCGACATTGTGGCTGTCAAGGACATCCATCATATTGAGATAGTGCTTAATATTTCGATATAGTCTGTCTAATTTTGTACATAAAATAATATCTATTTTCCCTGCTTTTACATCTTCAAGGAGCCTTGACAGTTCGTCACGATCTGCCCTTGTTCCGGATACTCCATCATCCAGATATTCACCGGCAACGGAGTATCCCTTTTCTTTGGCGTATTTTATCAGAGCATCACGCTGTGCCGGAATAGAATCCCCTTCCTTCACTTGTTTTGTGGATGATACTCTCATATATAAAGCTACTCTTTTCATGCGGTCTCCTTTATTGACTAATTCAGTCAATATGATATAATCAGGATAGTTCGACTTACTTGCTATCAGGTTTTTCTATTTTTCATTTTGTCCCTCCTTTGAGAAAAGCGCCTCATGGTCTTGTTACCGTGGGGCGCTTTTTGCTATCTTATTTTCGACAGTGCTTCAATATAAGCACGGATTCTTTCTTTTCCGTACCGGTTTTGCGCAGCAAGAAAGAAATCCGGCTCTTCAATTCCGATCAAATAATCGCAACTGACGCCCAATGCTTGTGCAAGGACTTTCAATTTAATGATATTCGGCTCTCGTGTTCCTTGCTCCCAATTGCAGTACGTGGATTTGGCGACGCCGACAATCTCTGCAATCTGGGACTGCGTATAACCTGCGTTTACCCTTGCTTCCCTCAATAGTTCATTGAATTTCTTTTCCATATCATCGCCCCTCCTTCTACTTATAACAATATCACGAAATGCCCGAAATGGGAATTGTCATATACGGAATGTAAATAAAAAATGCAAAATATTACCCAAAACGGGTTGACATGATACTCAGTTCGGGATATTATATGTTCAAGGTTTTCGAAATGAAAACACAAATACACATAATGAAATACGCCAGAAAGGAGGTTTTAATGTTCAAAAATCTAAACGCAGAAATGGCAAGGCATGACCTTACAACGGAAGACATGGCCGGTATTCTCGGCTATAAAAGCCGCAAAACATTTGAGACCAAAAAGAAGAACGGTGACTTTACGTTGAATGAAGTGAAGTTCCTTGCAAGATTTTTCAATGTGACGGTTGATTATCTTTTTGAAACTGCCGCTGATAATGATATGGATAGGAAGTAACAAATGTATACTCACTATGTATATGTGTTAAAAAACACAGTTACAGGGAAATGTTATGTGGGATGTACACGAGACCCGAAGCGCAGAATCCAAAGTCATATGTGTGCAATGAAGGGTGGGAAACACAATGTAGAACAGATAAACATTGATTGTGCAAAATACGGCGTAAAATCTTTCACATATGCGGTTCTCGAAGGACACGACAAGTTAAAGGCATTACAACTTGAAGCTTTTTATTCTGCGGTGCTAAGGTCTAAAGACTTCAGATATGGGTATAACTATAAAGACAGAAAAGGCACCGGAATAATGTATGTTGTTGATAAGTGGAGAACTGTTTCTCACGATCATGGTGGCGCCAGGGTTTACCACTATGTCAAGCACAATAAAATCATTGAGCCTAAATATACATACAATCATGGATAGAACAACACTGAATACTGACCGGCTGACCGCTGTATTATCCGGCATTCTGACAGACCGGTACGGCAAACAGATCAAGGTCACATTGGAGGGTAAAAATGTTAACAACAATCCTGATTGCCCTGGTACTGATTCTGGCCGGAGTGCTCAGCTTCATCCTTTACACGATGCAGTATGAGCACAACAAAAGGAAGATGGACAGGCAGAAAAGAAGAACCGAGGCATGGAGAACAGTTTTCCAGAGAACCGATCTCCGGGCATAAAAAAAGCCGCCCGTAGCAGGAGCGGCAATCAATGAAGGGAGACAAGCACACCGCAAATGTGCTTTCTCATACATAAATATAACACATTTTTTCAATGAAGGGAGAAAAAACAATGGCAGTAGCAAAGAAAGCTGAAACCGTAGCAATCAGGATGCCGGTCAGGACAATGGTGAAGATCAGAATCGTGGGTGATACTCCGCTGATTGTCCATGCTTGGGACGAGAAATCAAAGCGGATGATGCTTGAGGAACAGCAGAAGAAAAAGGGCACAAAGAAAGCCCACCCGGAGAGAATCCCGTTTGATGACTTCGCAAGGAGCATGTACTGGCTCACACCGATGCCGACAATAACCCACAAAGATAAACTCACCGGCGAGAACCGAGAGATCGTAACAGAGGAGCTTTTTGACAAGGCAATCGAAGAGGGGGCAAAGTTCGGTTTTCCTGCAAACAGTTTTAAAAAAGCCGCAAATAGCGGTGCATACAGAAAAGGTTGGGTGCCCGACAAAGTTACACCGAATGGAGCATACTTCCTTTGGGCAGAAGACGGAGGGGAATATGTAGAGATCAAAGGTAGCACTCCGGCGCTCAGAGAGGACATGGTAAAGTTGCAGGGCAAAACATCAGACCTGCGATACAGAGCGATTTTTGAAAACTGGTACTGCGACATGATTTTGGATTATGACGAGAATGGACAGTTCAGCCTTGAAAACATTCTTTCCTTCATTCAGGCCGGTGGCTATTCCGTAGGTGTTGGAGAGTGGAGACCGGAGAAATCCGGAACTTTCGGAATGTTTCATGTTGAAACTGCCTGATCGTGGCAGTTAAGGCACGGCAAAGCAAGGCAAGTCCCGTTGCGTTAAGGAATGTTCCGGTTTGGCAGTTTAGGTAAGGCATTGCCGGTTGAGGCATGTTGAGTCACGGAGAGGAATGTTACGGCATGGCAGTTTTGGTAATGTAAGGCATTGTTTGGTGGGGTGAGTTGATGTGCTGTATGGTAGGGCAGTCGAGGTGTGTTCCGGCGAGGTGGTGCGAGGAAAGGCCAGTTACGTTATGTTGAGGTGCGGTCTGGCAGTCATGGTATTGCTCGGAGGTGCAGGGCTTGGGTAGGAAAGGTAAGGTTCGGCAGTCAAGGCAGTGCGAGGTGCGTTAGGGAGAGGTGATGCGTGGTGATGTGCGGAGAGGTCTGGTATGGCAGTCATGGCCTTGCTCGGTTAGTTAGGTTGCGGACGGGTTCGGAGTTGTAGGTTCCGGTATGGCAGTCGAGGCAAGTTGCGATCTGGTAAGTCATGTTGCGTTCTGGAAAGGAAGTCATGGCACGCACGCAAACGGCAACAATGAAAGGAGACAATATGGCCGCATTTGAAAGTAAGAAATATTCCTATCGGAGCGGGTATTCATATAAAGTACCTGCTCAGACAGTAGGAAAGGCACTGGAAAGCATCGAAGAAAAAGAAGGAAAAGTAACATCTGCATCATTCCTGGAATATTCCAGACCGGAAACATCAGAAACCCACAGCATGTTTGAGTGGGACGACAGCATCGCCGCAGAAAAGTACAGGCTCAGACAGTCAGCCGCAATCATCGGGCAGATTGAGGTTCACATTGAGTACATCGACAATCAGGAGGAAATCAATCCGGTCGAGATCAATGCAATCCCCGCTTTTGTCAATGTGGCAGGAAAGTCACCGAAGGCATCCGCAACATTTGTCAATGTGGTTACTGCCGTTGACAACAAGGATATGTGGAAACAGGTTGTCCAGAACGCTGTTGCAGAACTCAGCGCATTCAAGCGCAAATATTCCAGGTTCAAGGAATTTGAAAAGATCATCAAGGACATTGAAGAACTGGAAAGGAGCATCACCACATGAATGAACAGGAGACAACGAAAGAAAAAGGGCTTGACCTGTCACCCGAAGAAATCGACAGAATCCTTGCCGAAGAAGCCTACTACTACATCCGGCAGAGCGTCGAAGAAAACGGCATGGAATACTGACTGCCCCCGATGCAAGCATTTTCCTATATGCATGGAGCAGAGGGGAGCATGTAGAGATTTTATCGACTACGAATCAGTAAAGGAGAGGGTAAAAGATGAAATTGAAGGACTCAATCACGAAGGAAGAGAGGGAAGTCCTTGAATACCTCTATGAGAAAGCAAACGACATCGTGGATTTCCTTCACCGGAAGGGGTTTTACAAACCCGTATCCATCACTGTGGAAGCGAACCGCAAGGGGTATCCGGCAGGTGAACCAGATTACGACATGCGCAGTGTTGACTTTTGGGAAAGGTACGAAAGCTACCGGACAAAACGCATTGTTACCATGGACTACAACCAGTTAACCGGTAATGCTGACATCTACGAGAACACCTATGAGGACAGAGAATATGAAAAATGATTTTCAGGTATCAATCAAACAGCCAGTAATCATCACCGGCAACTTTGAAGAAATGAAAGCGGAACTCTCCAACATGATGACCGCTTACGCAGGGCTTGAAGTCACGGAAGACAATCTTCCGGAGCGCAAGAAAGATGTGGCAACGCTCCGCAAGATCAAGACCGCCATTGAGGACAAGCGCAAGGCCGTAAAGAAGGATTATGAAAAGCCCTTCAAGGCATTTGAGGAAGAATGCAAGAAGCTGACCGGCATCATCGACAAAGAGATCGACCGCATCAATGCTGACCTCAACACCTACGAGCAGAAAAGGATTGCCGAAAAGCGTGAAACCATCCGGCGACTCTACGCAGAGAACATCGGGGACTATGGTGATTATCTTCCGCTTGAAGCACTCCGGCGCAAGTCATGGGATAACAAGACCTGCTCAGAGACAGAGATCATATCCGACATCCAGACCGCTGTCATTGCAGTCAAAAATGATTTGCAGACCATCGACTCCATGTGTGACCCCTGGTCAGAGGAATGCAAAGCGGTCTACATCAAGACCGGAAACAGCCTCATGTCAGCACTCAACCGCTACAAGGATTTGGAGAGCGCAAAGAAAGCCGCAGAAGCCGCCGTAAAGGCCAGTGAACAGCAGAACCCTACAGATATTCAGGGAACACCGGACAAGCCCGTACAGAGGCCGTCAGCCCCCTCAGAATGGACATTTGCAATCACCGTCCACAGCGAAGAGGATGCAAAAATCATTCGTGATATATGTGAACAGTTCGGATACGAATATAAGGAGATTTGAACATGGCAGACCAGAGAAACATTTTTCAGCGCATGAGTGCTATCACATCAGAGATCAGCACCGTTGCAAAGAACCTGTCAGTGGATGCAGGAAAGTCCAGTTACAAAGCAGTCGGTGAAGCTGATGTCCTTGCCGCAGTCAAGCCCATCGAGGCAAAGCATGGAGTCTATTCATATCCGGTCAGCAGGACAATCACCGACTCCGGCGAAATGGTCAGCACAACAAAATACGGAGAGCGGAAACAGCTTTTCATGAGAGTTGAGACCGTTTACAGATTCGTCAATATCGACAAGCCGGATGAATACATCGACATCACCACCTATGGAGACGGCGTTGACACTCAGGACAAAGCGCCCGGCAAGGCTATGACATACGGAGACAAATATGCACTGCTCAAAGCCTACAAAATCCAGACCGGAGACGACCCCGACCAGACCGCAAGCGAAGACCTTTCCGGCGTCAACAGAGGAAAGAAGCAGCACGACCGCACCGGAGAGCCTGCATATCCACCGGAAGAGCAGATGGTTGAAGCCCTCAAGGTGGTTGCATCCAAAAGCGAGAAGGTCAACGGCATGATCGCAAAACTGTTGGATGCCAACGGCGCAAGGGATTTGGCTGAACTTGCCTTCGCAAGGCCGGACATCCTCAAGGCTTGGTATCAGAAGTTGTGCCAGAAAGGATAACTGATGGACTACACCGGAACCATCAAAGATATGTACAGGGGAATGGATGGCAAATTTACCATTTCCCTGTCAATCGAAGAGGAACCAGGGGACATTGAAGCCCTGACAGACAAGCGGCTGAAAATCAGAATCACGGAATACAAGCTGAAAAGAAGCCTGTCGGCTAATGCCTACTTTCACGCTCTTGCCGATAAACTCCGCATGAGGATGCATCCACCAATGAGCATGGCGCAGATGAAAAATCACCTCATAGCAGATTATGGTCAGGTGATGTATCTGGAAGACGGCGTGCCGCTGATCTACAAGACCAATGCTCCACCGGAATATGTTTACAACCTCGAAGAACCGCACCTACTTCTGGTCAAGACAACCGAAGAAAACGGCAAAGAAGTTTACTTCTACCGGATGTACAGAGGAAGTCACACCTACAACACCGCAGAAATGTCAAAACTCATTGACGGGACTGTTGAGGAATGCAAAGCGCAGGGCATTGAGACTATGACTCCGGCAGAATTGGAAAGGATGTTATCTGCATGGCAACCGAAAAGCGAGATATGAAAAAGGCCGGAAAGGCCGCAAGGGAGAAGGGAGCCAGATTCGAGCGGGAACTCTCCAAACTCTTCAATGAGCATGGCTTTCATACTCACAGAGGATATGTTTTTCATAAACAGTCTGATGTTGTTGACCTTCTCGGAATCCATGTAGAAGCCAAAGCGCACGAAAGAATGAACGTCTGGGACGCCATGAAACAGGCAGTCGAAGAGGCCGACAAGCGCAAAGACGGAATGCCTACTGTTTTCTGGAAAAGAAGCAGAAAAGGAATCATGGTCTGCATGAGGTTCGATGACTGGATGAAACTGTACACAATAGCAAGAGGAAAGGCAAAAGATGGCAAGCAGGAGAATGTTTTCTCTCCGACTGATCAATAGTACCAGATTCTTGAAAATGCCTATATCATCACAGCTTTTATACTTCCACCTCGGAATGAGGGCCGATGATGACGGTGTTGTAGAAGCATATCCGGTATTAAAGACAGTAGGATGCAATGAGGATGATTTGAAAGTCCTTGTTGCAAAGGGTTTTGCGAAAGTCCTGAATGAAGACCTGATAACTTATATCACGGACTGGAATGAGAATAACCGAATCAGGGCAGACCGCAAACAAGACAGTATGTATAAAGACTTACTGCTCCAAATGATACCAATTGTCGGGCAGTTGCCTGACAAATGTCAGTCAGATGACGGGCAAATGCCGGACACATGTCAGCAAAATGACCGCATAGGTAAGGATAGGTTAGGTAAGGATAGTATAGGACAGGATAGTATATATATATCTAATACTAAAGTATTAGATTGTCCGGCAGAGACCGGACGTTTCTCTGAAATCATTGAATCCTGGAATAATCTTTCGGTGTATGGCATAGCACAGGTTAAGCGTATTGTTGATGGAAGTATCAGGGCAAAGCAGTTGAAAGCCAGAATATCACAGTATGGTGAGGATGCAATCATCGAAGCCATAGACAGAATACGCAGAAGCAAATTCCTGCAAGGCGATAACAACAGAGGATGGATTATCACATTTGACTGGTTTATCAAACCTTCAAACTTCGCAAAAGTCTATGAAGGGAACTACGACAACGGCAACCATAAACAGGCAGACAATAAATACACACAGAAACTCGTTGATATAGGAGAGTGGGGTAAACAGTTTGAACAACAAGATTAGTGTTCAGGATTTCAGGACTATTGTGCGTGCACTTTCAGCAGCATATCCGAGAGACAATTTCATCCCCGATGAATACAGTTTTAATCTCTGGTACACCAGATTGCAGGATATACCATATCTCACGCTGAAACGTGCGGCAGACAATTACATCATGACAAACCGATATGCACCGACGATTGCAGACATGAGGACATATGCGCAGGATATGGATGTTGCATTCGACATGTTGGCGGCGCAGGCGTGGGATCAGCTGTTAAGAGCACTGAGAATGTCATATGCTCCGGAATCCGAACAGGTATGGAAAGAATTGCCGGAGATCACAAAGCAGTGTGTAGGCGGCTATTCAACGTTCAGAGCATGGGGAAATACTGATACAGCGTCCCTGGAATCAGTGCAAAGGCCCATGTTTATCAAACGGTTCGAGGTATACCAGAGCCGTGAACGCAAGGAACTGTCAGTGCCGGAAGGATTGCGAAAAAAGCCGCTTCCTTCACTTTCGGGCAGTGAACACAAAGCCATTGAAGCAAAGCTGATGGAACAGCCGAAATCGACAAGACAGCCGTCCGGTAAATCAAGGGCTGATGATCTGGCAGAATTGAGAAAACGGCTTTATGGAGTGAAAGATGACAATACGTAAAGTTCACTGCTTATTTGAGCAGTCAGGTACCTTCAAAAACGCTTTCAAAAATTTGGGAGTGGATGCGGAGGATTATGACATTCTTAATGATTTCGGAGAGACGGACAATGTTATAGACCTGTTCGGGGAGATTGATAAAGCCTATGTAGGAGAGCCGAGCCTTTTTGACAAGATAGGAGACTGCGACCTGGTATTTGCCTTTTTTCCATGCACACGGTTTGAAGCAAAGATCCCATTGTCTTTCAGGGGAGAGTTATTCCAACAGAAGAATTGGAATGACATACAGAAACTGGAATATTCAATGAAACTGCATGAGGAATTAAATCAGCTTTACATTCTCATCAGCAAACTTTTTTTAGTTTGTTTGAGGGGGGGGGTGGAGAATGATTGTAGAAAACCCATATACAGCACCGCATTATCTGACAACTTACTTTCCAGTAAAACCGAAAGTAATTGATAAAGACCGGAGTGCGGAGGGGGATTATTACAAGAAGCCTACGCAGTATTGGTTTCTGAATTGTGAGCCTGAAAACAATCTTGTCATGGAACCGCTGATATATGTGAAGCAGCACAAAATCAGCCATGCTGAACGCATGGAGATCGGTAGCAATAGGCGTGTGAAAAGGTCAATGATTCATCCGCAGTATGCAGAACGGTTTATAAAACGATTTGTCCTCACGAAAGAGGATGGAATATGGAGAGGGGGTGATTAAGTGCCGAAGGAAAGAAAACCCTGTTTTCTGTGCGGTAGATACTGCTACACAGAACGGCACCATTAGCGCATCTTTGGTGGTGCTAATCGGAAACTGAGTGAGCAGGACGGTCTTGTCGTAGACCTTTGCCATGACTGCCACAATGAGCCGCCGAACGGAGTGCACTTCAACAAGGACAACATGCATCGGCTCCATGTTCACGGTCAGCGGATTTGGGAAATGGGAAAAATCGTCAATGACGGCCTGACCGATGAACAGGCAAGAGAAGCATTTATCAAGAGATACGGAAAGAATTATTTGTGAGGGAACAATGAAAGCATACAAAGGATTTGATAAGGACATGCAGTGCAGAGGTTTCCAGTATGCAGAAGGAAAGACATACGAAACGGACAAAGCTGAACTGTGTAGGACAGGATTTCACGCCTGCGAAGACCCGTTGAACGTCTTCCGGTACTATCCCCCTGGGAGCGGAAGCAAATACCATGAAGTTACTCTTAAAGGTGTCACAGATGAAAAATCCGATGACACAAAGAGGGTAGGCACAAAGATCACTGTTGGCGCTGAAATTGGAATCCCTGGCATCATCAAAGCACATGTTGAGTACGTCAAAGAAAACGTCACAAAGCATGTAGAAGCCGGTGATTCTGAGGCTGTTGCGGTTGGCGATATACAATCCGCATCAGTAGGAGAGTCTGGCAGTGCATCAGCAGGAAGGTCTGGCAGTGCATCAGCAGGAGAGTATGGCAGTGCATCAGCAGGAAGGTCTGGCAGTGCATCAGCAGGAAGGTCTGGCAGTGCATCAGCAGGAGAGTATGGCAGTGCATCAGCAGGAAGGTC